AGACATCCCTATCGACTGCTGCCTTAACTAAGTCCATTGGTATGACAGTATCGTCATCGGCGGATGGAAATTCGCCCATCACCTCCACGCGCGCGACTGTGGAATCTTCGCCATACTGCTCAATCATCGTTTGAAAGAGCTTTTGGTCTGTGCCTTCTACGTTTCGCGAGTCTATCTGCTCGTTTTTCCAGAAGGATTGCTTAGAGTTAAAGCTGTCGTAGAATGGCCCAGTGTTTCGGCGCGGATTGGAGAAAGTGAACCAATACCTATCGCGCGTGGGTTCGGAGAAGAAACCTTCGGAGACAGAGTAGATGGGCGAGGGAATACCTGATGCCTCATCCATGATTAAGCAAACTCCGTAGGAGGAGTGAATACCAGCGAAAGCGTCAGGATTCTCTTCGCTCCATAGCTGCGCCTGCGCGTAGTAGTAACCAGTATCTATCTTTAAGTCGTTTACTAGCGCATCTTCAAACCATTGCGCTGGTTTAATCGTTGTGGCTGTCTTGGTAAACCAATGAGAATTAATAGATAGCGTTAGCCACTTACCTAGCTCTGCCCATGTTCTTGATCTAAGCTGTTGCTCGGTGTTAGCAGTTACGATTATGGTTGCACCTAGTCTGGTTGATAGCATCCATAGAATGATCCATGCGACAAGTGCGGACTTACCAATACCACGACCTGATGCTACAGCTAGTCTAAACATCTCTGGTAGGTCTAATACATTGTTACGCTCAATGTGTATTGCCATTTCTCGTAAAATTTTTTCCTGCCACTTTCTTGGTCCTTTAAAGTTCTCAAGGGGGGTGTCTTTCTGTCCCCATGGGAATACATACTTAACAAAGTTTACTGGGTTGTCTTTAATTGGACCTGACCATAGTTCGGTCATCAATTCCTTTTCTAGTTTTACGCCGTATTTCATATATTAAAAAAAATTAAAAAATTTTAGTTCAGTAGTTATACATATATCACCACCGCCATGCAAAGAAAGGGGGGGTCAAATGCGAAATTACGAGAGAATCTAGCATTAGTTAAAAAGGGAGCAAAACTATTGCTCGCATCCGCCCCCACCCTTGTTATTCATCCGCGCCCTCGCTGTCGCTTACTGTCGCAGCGCGCGTGCGCTTTGGGAGAGCGTGCGCTGGCGCGTGTTCTATTATGCTTATGCGCTCTCTTGCATCAGTTAGAACGCCTTTAAGATCTAAATTGTGATTGACCTCGCTTTTGTCTGCCCATTGATCTGGCGCGCGGTTGCGGAGATAGAAAGAGATAGCATTAAAATTCTTGTCCTCTATTGTTTCCATGAGTTTAGAAGTTACAAATGCCAGGCCTTTACTCTTTCCTCTATCCAAAGCATCCGAGATTCCCGAGTTTTTCTTTTCTCTATATTTGTTAAATGTATCCCAACCAACGCCCAAAGACCTACAAATATCCATAACTCCGAGTCCTTGAGAGGCTAAATGTTCAACCCTATCTGGGTCAATATTGATTGGTTTACGTCCTCTTTTTTTAGGTGTTTTTACTTCCATATTCCGATTAATTATAGCTTATAAACCCTTTATTTAACGCATTTAAGCAATTAATTACACATTTATTGAGTAAAACTATTGTTTTTTATAAATCTATCTTTATAATGGGTATTACAAAGCAATTAAGCTTTGATACTTTGGAGAAGTACATGAACTACAAGAAACAAGAAATACAAGAACACTTCAACGATTCTATTATCAACTACGATAAAGAATGGATTGACAATAACCATGACGATTTACACCATGAAATCTTTAATACTGATTATTACATCATAGGATCTTATAAAGCTACTCAATGGCTAGGCGATCAAGTCTTTAATATTATTGACTTTATAAAAGAATATGAGTTATTTAACTTTGGCGAAGTTATGACAGACTTTTCAAGTCCAGAAGCTATAGTCAACATGTATGTATATATCATAGGCGAAGAAATTGTTTTTGATTATGTGCAAGAGCAAGAGGTGGCGTAATGACTATTAAAAACAAATCACACAAAAGCATAATAGGACAGCTACGCAAGAAGTATGGATTAAAAGATAACACGCCAATACATAAGGTAGAGATAGCAATGTCTCCAAAAGATTGGAAAGACTTTAGCGAAGCACTTACCTTTCCTAATGGTAAACCAACACAAAGGGGGAAATGATGAAATACGAATACCATTATAAAGTAAAACTTAATTGGCAAGATTCCTCTACTGTAGAGGGAAGTGATAAAGATGATGCTTATAAAAGAGCATATGGAATAATACGATATGCAATTGAACATGATATTTTAGATGTCAAAGACTTGCTTGATGTAGAGATAACTAAATTTGAGCCAACTGAAAGATATATTAATTGCGCTTATTGCAACACTCCAATAATACAAAAAATAGGTGTTGGAAGAAAAAAAGTAACTTGTAGTGATACATGTAGAACATTAAAAGCTAGAGCAAGGAGAACAAAAAGATGAGAATAGAGTTAGATTCATGGGATATAGAAAAAGCAATTGAGGAATATGTTGAAAAACATTTTAATTTAAAAGTTGATTTAAAAGATCAATATCATCCACCTTGTTTTGAAATACAGGTTTATAAACAAAAGAAAGATAAGAGTGGAAAAAATGTTCCAGACCTAAGTAACCCAATATTTATGAAAAGAAAATATATAGAGATGGCTGAAGGCTCTTCTTGGATTAGTTTTAATGTAAATTAGGGGAAACAATGAAACCATATAAAACAATAACTTTCGCTATGGCTGAGTTCGCATACGCCAGACACCTTAGAGATGAACTAGGACACACTGGCGAAATCATATACCCAAATAAAGATATGTCTAAGCAAGACAGAGACGGCGTATGGCTTTTATTAACAATAACAGGGGAAAGGCTAGGCACAGTTTCTCCCAGTGGCACAGTGAGGACGACATGAAGCGACAGGACATACCAAAACATTTACGACATCTAACGGATGAAAAGCTAAAAGCATTATTCTATTTATTTAGGGGGAAAATATGAGCAACTTACACAATGAAGAACATTTAGAAAACGTACACTACCAAGTTGTAGAATGGGACAGAAAAGGACTATTAGATACAGAGGTAAATGCAATAGCTAGCTGCTATAACTTGCATGAAGATGATGATAGGGATGAGATACTACAATACATAGCAGAGAATGTATTTTATAACAAAGAGGAGATAATACTATCATGAATGGAAAAGGCAGCAGACCAAGACCAATACCAGATAAAAAAACATTCGCGGAGAACTGGGACAAGATCTTTGGCAAGCGCGAAAAGAAAAAAGAAACCAAAGAAAAAAAGAAATGATACAATAACCTTTTTGAATGGGCGTTAGTATCTTAACTCTCCAAAGTTAACCCCCCTGAAACGCTAGCGCCCATTCCTCGCACCGCACCTCCTCGCGCTACTCACGAACCAACTCCGCTAAACCAACTAACAAAAAATGTTTCTTCCCTCCGCTTTGGGACTTCCGCAAGCGCTTTGGCTCGCCCTCCAAAACTATCCATATCAACCCTGCCTCGCTTAACTCCGCTAACGCTCGCCCAACGCTTTTTCTATTAACTGCTGTCATCTTAGCGTAATAGCTAATAGCATCATGCGAACTCCAGGTTTCATACCTCCAGCGCTCGCACAAAGACCAACCAACAAATCTAGCTGTCATGGATAACTCCTCATTGCCTGCGACTTCACTTCTATACCAATGCCAGACGATCTGGCGCACGCGCGAGAAGTCTGATTCTTTTCTAGCAAGCGCTATGGGTATCAGTGCAGTTTTCTCCCCACGCTCGCTTTCGCTGTGAGCAGTAATCCACCAATAGGCTTTATCTATTTGTCCAAATCTTCTCATCTTTCTCCTGCGCAAGCGTGCGCTCTTTCCAGAGAGTCAATCCCCCTCAAGGGGATTGCTCTCCTATACATATGTATATGTATGGATATATGGGCATCTCCTACCCTAGTGTTGGGCATCTGAGTGTATAGTATGTCCCTTAGCTTCCCTAGTATGTCCCTAAAGTTCCCAACGATCATAGTTCCATATTCTTTAAAATGTGAGCAATAACTTCAATTGTCCAGCCGTTCCCAAGCATTTTATATCGCTGCGTATTGCTTACATGGTTAGTGTAATTATCTGGAACTGTTTGCAATCTTTCACACTCAACTGGGGTTAGTTTGCGCCAGTAAATATTGTCAATTGCTACCTTTGGCTCTCTATGTCCACCCCCACAAGTTGTTAGTGTTGATGATTTACCATCTTCTGAATAAACCCTTTTTATTTGGTCATGTCCTTTTATATCTACTGCTGTTCCAATGTGTAGAGGTTTGTCACTTTTCATTACTTTTGGGGTATCTGATCTTGCTAATAATGTTGGAGATTTTCCATTTTTACCATAAACACGCCTTTGCCTTTCATTATCTTTTAAAACATCTTTTGGTATGTCGTGTATTTTATTTGGCTTATCAACATCAGCAACATAACCGTTTGCATAACCATGAGTACCAGCACAAATTGTTCCAGACTTACCCTCCGTATCATGTATGGTATTAGCTTGGCTTTTATAGTTTGGATTTAATTGATTGCCGCCTTTATAATTCTTTTGTAGGTTTTCTCCTGCATGATATTCACCAGAAGTATTAGTTTCCAATATATCCCTTAAAACTATACCTCTTTGTTCAGGCTGTTCTATTCCTGGTATGTTAGTCCAATAATATCTAACCCTATTCTGTGCTGATACTAATGCTGAATTAATCATTATTGGCTCAACACCCATGTATTCAGATATAACATCTAAATATTCTTTCTTCATTCTTACATTTTCTAATAAAAAATATTTTGGTTTTAACTCCTCTACACATCTAACAAACTCAAAGAACAATGCAGATCTTGGGTCATCAAAGGCGAGCTGCTTACCAGCAAAACTAAACCCTTGACATGGACTACCACCCATAACCAAATCAATCTTTGGTAGTGTTGATAGTATCTAGTTCAGTCACATCGCCCACTTGTATTATGTCTGGGTAATTAGCTTGGCTTACTTGGATAGCATATTTATCTATCTCGCTTGCATAGTAATTATCTACCTTTATACCAAGACGTTCTAAAGCAATCCTGCCACAACTCATTCCATCAAATAAACTTAATACATTCATTTCTTTCTCCTTTTAAAAATTATCATAAAGTGCCATAGGATTTTGTAGTTCCTCTAGCGGTTCAAGTACACCATTCTTTCTGAATAATGTTTTGGTACTGTAATCAACATTACCAGAATTAGATTTAACAAGAGCTGCTTTTACTACTGTCATTCGGTCGTACTTGACTCTTTGTTCTTCACAAATACGCTCGCAATCTTCAACTGATGCTAACCACAACGCAATTCCCCACCGACAACTATCTAAAATTGAGCTTGCGCCTCTGATTTCTTGGCGGTGTGACATAGCATCATCTGAATCATTTGTTAAAGCACCCTTGTTTAGATGATGTACTGTAATCGTTGAGCAACCAAGTCTGGCGCTAATGTTTGCACAATAAGAACCCCATAATTGTCCAACCTCGTTACTGCTAGATACATTACCTGTTGTAAACGCCTGGAGAGGGTCAAAACACACTAATTTTAAATTTGATATAGACTGTAGTTCCTCAACTAACTCTGTACCTATTTGTGTTATACCTTCCTCTTTTAACAATATCATTGGTTCTTTTTGTTCTGGTACTGGCAATATAAAGACCTCATAATCGCTGTTAAATCTTCTGCCTTGTGGGTCTAATAAATCTAACCTTCTATGTATTTCAGCAAGGTCATCTTCGGCCGCAAATATCGTAACATTACCACGCTCTTTTACATCTTTCCCCCACCACCTGCCACCGCACGCCACCGCTAACGCTAACTGTATGACACTTAACGACTTACCTACCCCACCAACTGCGGCTAGGATTCCAGGCTTACCAATAGGTATTAATCCATCTACTAAAAATTTTTGTGGCTCGGGTTTACCGACTAGGTTACGAATCGCATACTTCTGGATTCCTAGTTTGTGATCCACTAATTCGGCTCTTACTTTATCTAAACCATGTTTTAAATATAAGTCGTTATAGTCTCCGCGCTCGCTCGGTAATCGTACTGCTGTATTTGGCACACTCGCACAACACTCTTGCGCCTTCTTCTCTCCCACTCCACTCTCATCATTATCAAGTGCGAGAATAAATCTAGCACCTGTTAGCTTGCGTAAATTAGAGGCTGCATCCAACAAGAAGTTGGCACTAAATACACAAGCTACAGGAATTTGGGTTGCTTCATATACTGAAGCGGCAGTTGAGTAGCCTTCAACTAAAATTAATTTTTCTATATTGTTTAGATCTTGTAAGGTAGTACCAATTAAAAATACATTACCTTTGATTTCTGAAGCAGACTTAAACCTTTTCTCGCCCTTTTTATTGATAGTCTGTAGAGAACGAACCTGTCCTGTAGTAGAATAGACAGGAACAATTAAATTACCATTTAACTGCTTCAACCCATAACTTTTAACTTTTTTATTCGTGAGATATTCATGTTCAGTTGCTTCGTGGCAAATTTTAAGACGTTCTTCTACCTCAATTGCAACTTCATCTTGTCTCTGTTTCCTTTCTGCTCGCGACTTAGCACTAGCCTCTTCCATTTGTTTTTGTAGTGCTTGTCTATCTACAATACTAAGTTGGTTAGTATCTATGCTTGACCACTTGCCTTCAAAACCAGTTTTCCAATTACCATAAGTACAAAACATATGTTCGCCAACCTGGTTGACTACATAGTATCCAGACTTCTGTCGCCCAGAGTCAGGCTTTGATGCTATTGCTTTGACTGGCACTCTGATTATCTCGCCAGTAATTTCTAAGAAGTCTACAAGCAATCCTTGTGCTTGCATCTCGTTTATTAATTCGTGTGTACTCTTTCCTGTACTAAAACCTAAGTCGTTATAGACTACGTCCTTTTTCAGGTACTTTGTTAAATCCATTTGCAGCTCTCTCGTCATCTAACTCGGCTTGCACGTTTGCCCAGTTTAGATATTCCCTAACTATATTAGTAAAGATCTTTTTTCGTTTATCCCTTTCCCATTTATGTAATGGTTTCTGATCTTCTTCTATTGCTAGTTTTGTATATAAATCTTTGGTTTGTGCTATGGAATACTCTATCCCTAAATCATTTAATTGTGCTTTGTTGGGTAGTCTTTCTCCCTCTCCAATCTTTTTTAAATGAGCCATACAGCACGCTCCAAGCCAGTGTTCTCCATCTTCTTTTAAAAACGGACCTGCTGGGCGCTTACAATAAGCACACAGCGTTGGCCTGTTCTTAGGGTTAAAATGGTAAGTCATCCTCGCTAGCCACAGTAGTACCCATTGCATCTAAGTCTGCATCACTTGGACCAGCTTTGATATTGTCATCTTCTACAACTGGCTTAGCTTTTTGATTAGTAGATTGCCAAGTCTTACCCCAGTCCTCGTTAATCTTCAGATAACCATTGTCATCTTTGATTAGTTCAGCAGATACACTCTTACCCATGAAGGCTGATGAAGTATCTTTTGGTGGCTCTTGTAAACCCATTGCTTGACCCATGAGTAGCATTGACTTGATACCACTATCTACATATTTAGGGTTATCGTGACCAACAGTAAAAGTATGATTAAGTCTGATGCTCGTACCATCAATCTCAAAATACATCTTGCACCCACGCCAGCCATTTCTACCTTCTACTAACGCCTCTTCCTCGCCCTGCCAATGCAGAACGTGTCTACCTGGCTCTACTGCTGTCTTGCCTTCGCTTGACGCATCTACATTAAAATTTGTTAAATCCATTTCTTTCTCCTTTTTTATTTAATCCAACATTTATATTCTGAACACTCATCTTCTTTTGCACCACAGTAGTTACAGAAGCCTTCTTCATACTGTGGCTTATCATCACAAAAGTGTTCGTTTACTTCAGCTACTTCACTCATCTCAACATCTGCTCTCTAATAGCCTGCCATTCAAACGGCATCTCATTATCCAGACCAAAACGATTTTTAGCTTGGAAGCCAGGTGTCTCTTGCGTAAAGATAGTTCTATCTCCTTGCTTAAGTTTAGTAGTCATACCACCGCCTTTACCTTTTACTTGGATAGTACCTATCTTGTAGTTAGCAAAGAATACTGCATCACTATGTTCTATAACCAAGTCAGCTGCTTTTCTATGCAACTTAATCTGGTGTCTGTCATGTGGTTCGCTTGATGGATCTTCGTATCTTCTCACTTCATTATGTGCAATCTGTAAGACAGTAAAGCCTTTGTCTCGCAACTGATTTAGTAAACTTAAATACTCTTTCCATATCTCTAGGCAAGCGGCATAGCCTTTACCATATGCTGGTGAAGATATATCTGGCCATCCATTCTTTTCACACACATAGTCTTGCATCAAAGTTTCTAACCAATCCAAACTATCTACTATGACAGTTTTATATTCGCTATCTTCTTCAATCAATGACTTTAAATTATCTTGTAGTTCAACATAAGTTTTAGCTACAGGAAAATGAGGACACTCAATCTTACCTATACCATCTTCTGCTTGTACTATGATTGGTTTATTCATAGTTGCACCAAAAGATGTTTTACCAATACCACCAGGACCATAGAGAACTATGATAGGTGGCTTTAGTTTTGCCTTCTGTCTAATATTAGCTAAGGACATTATTGCACCTCAATCTTTGGTTTATCTTCTGGCAGATGACCTTTCAAGCTCATTTAAGTAATGCGCTTGTAAGATGTCATTCTTCTCTGCTTCAAAGTTTGCGTTAGCTACAAGTTCATTCTTCTGCGCTTGTAACAGGTTTAGTTTTCTATAAACAGTCTGACCTTCTTCTGATAAGTCATCTAGGTTATAGTCTTTAGTAACATCATCTTCTGTGATGCTAAAAGTTATTGGCTCTTGATCTGCCATATTATTCTCCCTTTTGGTTTAGTTTATAAGTATCACATTCAGCTTTAGCATTACACCAACGGCATCCGTCTTTGCTATAGTTGTATGTGGGTATTTCTTCGTAGCAAGCTTCAGCAGCTGGCTTCAAAGTTTCATAGGCCCATTCAACCAAGTTAATGGCTGATATGGAATATGATCTGATAGGGCCGTCTTTGTGCCAGCCTCTAGGTTGTACTATTGTGAACTGCACTGTGCAATCATCTCCGTATCTGGATAAAGCACCAAGTGCATAGATACGCATTTGTGGGTTGTCAGCTTCAACTGCCCACTTACCAGTTTTAAGATCTATTACTTCTATCATATCTTTACCAATAAGAATCGCATCTGCTGTTCCCCATAGGTCTGTATGTATTTCTGGCATATTAACTTTTTCTTCAATCAATGGTCTTGCTACATCCAAGTCCATCATTCTTTGGTCTATGTAATCTACATAGGTATTAGCACAATCAATCATCTCTTGGTCAACTGTGATATCAAAGTCCTCTACATGGTGTGTTGTACCAAGATAGTATTCTTCTAGTGTTAGGTTGTTTAGCCTTCCTTTTAGTAGTGTCTCTACCATTTCGTGAATCAATGTACCTGTCGCTGCTGGTATTCCAACCTTGTATTCTACTTGCATAGAAGCTAAGAGTTGTGGCATACCTGGACAAGCCATCCATATCTTCGCTGCTGAAGGACTTAGTTTAGCGTGTGCCATCTACAGAAATATAAGAATCGTTTTCCATTTTTTGCACATCTTTCAGATCATAAAGTATCTTCCCACCAATCTTAAAATAGCTAGGACCTTGCCCTCTATATCTTCTATTATCAATTGTTTTCTTGCTGACTCCCCAACGCTTCGCTAGTTCATCAACTTCTATGGTGTTTGATATGTCAAAATTCTTTTCTAATATATCCATAAATTTCCCTTTTATTTATATTTTTGTTTATAATAAACCAATATTACTAATTTACAAGTAATACTAATAAAAAAAGCGGAGAATTTTTATGAATAAAACAATATATGCACATACGAATATGGGAACAGAAGAGGAATGGGATCAGGCTATAGACAGGCTTGCTACCAACAACCAAGTAGCTGGAACGCATTACAAGCAATCCAAGATACAACCTATAGACTATATATATGCAAACAAACTATCTTATAATCTAGGTAGTTGTTTAAAGTATATAACCAGAAGCAAAGGCGAGAAGTCTGATAGAGTAACTGACTTGTTAAAAGCGAAACACTTTATAGACTTAGAGTTGCAGATGGTACATGGTGTTGATGCCAAAGGTGCTGACATTGGTAGATATTCTGTAGAGTTCTCGCTAGATAAATGAGGTAACTATGAATCTATATGAGTTTGATGATCGTATCTTAAAAGAAAGAAATGGTAGGAAACCTGTATATATAAACAAGCATCTTGCTAAAAAGTTTAAGGACTTTTGTAAAAGTGAACAGAAAGAACCAGCTAAAGTGGTTGAGTATCTAATATCTTTAGGTATGAACTCTGTGAAACATTACGATAATCCTAAGGTGTCTGTCGACATCGAAGCTCTTTAAATAGATCTTCGGTATTTTTCAGCGAGTCCATCGCCTGTAACTTTTCGTCTGTAATAGTCATCTGCTTCTTGCCGTTTGGAAAAGTAAACAAAACCTTCTGCGGATCTAAAGCAACCAAAGCATAAACATCTAATGCTTCGTCCTCGTAGTATCTATCTTTGGTAAA